TGTGTGGCAAAAAGATGACCGCATCCGGAAAAGTCCACTCAAATTTTACGCGCATTATTATAGCATTCCTTCAGGAGACTGTCAAGCATCAATCATTACGGAATTGTGGCGGCTGTCTGTTGTTTTTTGTGTTACTTTATGGCACATGATTCACGGAAGTTTGACACCCCAAAACCCTCTCAGACCAGTAATGGCCTTATTTTTTTTGCAAATTTTCATTCCTTTCTATGCCGTATTGCCGTATTGTGTTATAATAGTATTAAAGGTTAGGAGGTCTATTTTTATGAGGTTAATGATTAGTCCATCAAAGAATGCTAAATCTTTTTATGTTATTAAATCCGTTCAGAAAAATGGTAAAAATACTTCTGAGATTGTAGAAAAACTTGGTACTGAAACTTTTATCAAAGAAACTTATGGCGTTGATGATGCTGAGGCCTGGGCTCGCTCTCACGTCAATGAGTTAAATGCTGTTCTTCCAGTTCCATGCCATACAATTTTCTTATCATGCTGTCCATAATGTTCCGAACCTGCTCTGGTTCCAATTCTCCCTTCTATGAGTATATCTAAATATTTACACCTTGCTACAGATTTGAAGATATAAAAAAAGAGACCAGAATTCAAATTTCCAGTCCCTAATCAATCTTCTATATCAAATTACAATCCTTTATTATCTTTTGAAATATCAGCTAAATTATACCCTTCCCAAACTATTGCCTGTATTACTGCTGATATAATCGTCAATGTCCTGTACAATGCAACGATCTCCCATTATATGCAACGAATCAAAATACTTTGTAATATACCCATAAATACCGTATTTTTCAAAAGTTTTTGCCACATCAGCTCCAGAAAGTCCTTTAAAATGGCGGTATCGTTCCATGCAGTAAATTAAGAAATTTGATTCCTTACTCATCTCTCACGTCCCTTCTCTACGTGTCACGTAATCGTCATTCAATACTTTACTTCTGACTGACAGCATTTCACGCTATCATACCATTGATTTCCTCGAGTTCATATAACGTAAATGGATCAATATCTACGCAATCAGCTTCGTCCCATTTGCCAGAAATATCCCAGGCAAGCGTTCCATTCATTACCGTACAAGCATTTTTGAAGTTCTCAATATCCCTCATTGGTGCCATAATCTCAGCCTTTAAATCGTTTGTAGCATCATAATCAACTATTTTTCCATCATCAAAAAAGACCTGTACATGAAAATTATCCAAAGGAATCACCTGTACAACTGTAGGAAAATACTCATTCATAAACGTTCACCTCCACATATTATATAAGCGGATTAATTCTGTTCAACGGCTTCATGTCCTTTGACAGCTCCCAGTTCTGCATCAATTCGTCCTGGTGAATTGTACACCACGCCAGTATCAATCGTAATTGCTTATTTGGTAATGATCCCTTTATTACCTGTATATTGTTGATATCAACTAATGCTTTATGTCCATTGTACTCTGCATGGAAATGCGGTGGCATATGGTCATTATAATACATCGTTACCCGAATCCCATAAAATAATGATATCTCTGGCATATACAACATCTCCTTTTCAATGCTTTTTTATAGTGTACCATTTTTTTATAATAAGCGCCATAAAATAGGATAAGAATTTGCCTTTTCATTCTGTTTCCGTACCCAAAATATACCCAAGATTTCTTCCTCACCTATAAACTTTCGTAAACTTCAACACCCGATTTTCCGCGTATTTACGCCATTTCATACCCTATCAAACTATGCCGTTTATAACCCCTTATTTAATTATTTATACTCCCCTCGAAATACCCGGTAGCTCCCCTACCGGGTGTTTCTCTTTGGATTTATAAGGGTTTGCGGGGTTTTGGGGTTCACCATTCTCGTAATATTTCTGTAACATTTACCCTCCGTACCCAAAATATACCCAAGATTGCATTTCAAGTACCCAAATCAGTTTCCTCCGACGCAAAAATGAGGGCAGCTTTTAACCACCCTCACTCAAATTCTTCAAAAACAGTGGTACTATGTCAAGATTTAGTACAAGTTAAAATGAGGTTTTCCCCATCTTAACTTGCCATTGGCTCTTCGTTCTGTTGCAATCTACGGTATAGTTCTTCGTAGTCATTTGGTGACATGTAATCGCAATGACTATGGATTCGCTTGGTGTTATAGAATGCCTCCAGATATTCGAATACCAAGCGATATGCATGATTATAGTCGCGGATTTTGAAGCGATTCAGCCATTCGCGCTTGATCAGTGAATGAAATGATTCAATGCAGGCATTATCCCATGGATAAGCCTTTTTAGAATAACTGCACTGCATGTTTGCAGTGACACGTTTGTATTCCTTTGAAACATACTGTACGCCGCGATCGGAATGCATAATCAATGGTTCTTCAATTTTTCGTTTTGCCTTGGCTTTGTTTATTGTTTCAATCACGCAGGACACTTCCAATGTATTTGACAATGTCCAGGCAATGATTTTCCTGGAATATAAATCCATAATACTGGTCAGATAGACGAAGCCATCTATCGTCCAGATATAGGTAATGTCAGAACACCAAACTGCATTTGGCTGTTCTGGATTAAATTGTTAATCAAGGATGTTTTGAAGTTTGCTACTGAAATCGGAGTCTCTTGTGGTGATCGTCCACAGCTTTACCCACTGAGCCTTAATGCCCATATGAAACCATTACGGCTACCTCTGTAGTTTCCTGTAAGATCATGATCTCTGTATTTTGCTTCCAGCGTACCGCCATTCGCCAGAATATCGATTACCTCAAACAGCTTATCAAGATTTTTATTTTGCTTTTTGGCAAGCTTCAGATCCTTTTTAAACTGATTGGTAAACTGAATGTCGTATTTCATACGTCGAGAGCTGCCTTAAGCGCATCCATACTGGAATAACGCGGAGCAGAAGGATCCTTCATCATTTTTCTGCCTTCTTCAATGGCAGCGGCTGTAGTATCATTCGGTACTTCCAGTTTTAATTCGAAAGGAATGCCATGCTCACGGATAGCGGTTCTCAGGAACATATTTATAGCAGTTGTCATATTCAGACCAAGCTCATTGAAGATTTCCTCCGCCTGCTCCTTGATTGCCTTGTCTGTACGAATATTTAAATTAGTTGTTGTCATACAGAACACCTCCATTCAAGTATAGTATATGCAGAAATTCGGCTAATGTCAACACAATATCATTATACGAGCTGTGAATTTTCTGTTAAAATGCATCGAAGTACCTCTGCGTAGCAATCTGTGCATAGCCCTTGTATTCAACATTGCTGCTCTCTGCGTACATATCGTTCACCATTCCGATTGTGAGTAAGTCAAGATCCCGGATGGAGATGCCGAGCTGTACGCAGCGAAGAAGAAACAATGGTGTGGTCATCGGGCAGTCAGTTGCGTGAAGTTTTTTTAGACTCCACATCCGTCTGGACATTCAGTCCCCACAGTTCGATGATCTTAGGAAGCACCTGGTAGATGGAGAAGGTGCTGAATTCATCCAGCCACTCCTCCGGGCTGTCCGGGATGGAAGAATCTGCGTGCTTTGCCATGATGTAGGCGATATTCCCGAACATCTCAGGGGAGAACATATCGAGGCGAGAGGAATCCTCATCACCGTTTCCGACTGCCTTTCCGAGCGCATCGAGATCCTTGTAGATATCCCGATGGAACTTGATGCGGTAAATACGCGGAATGGCGGCAGATGCCTTGAAGGGCACCTGCTTTCCGTCAATCTCAATCTTCAGAATCATACTCATAATCCAATCACTCCTTTACTGCCTTCGCGGGCTTTGCGGCAGACTGCGTTGCTGCATCGTTCTCTGCCGCAGGCACATATACTGCTTTGTACCAATCAGCATAGGTAGTAGCATCCGTGGTATTTCCGGTCTTTGCTTTCACCATACCATTAGCAAGCGGAACAGCCTTCAGAGAAAGTTTCTCCGTCTGTACTTCCTTGGAATCCTCATTCGTCTTTCCTTCGATGCCGGGACGGGAGGCGGAGCAGTTATAAAGCACGTGGCGAATGTGCTTCTGGTCTCCATCAAACTCGAACAGGAGCGCAAATGCTGCAAGCTCCACCTCGGAGTTTTCAATCAGCACTCCCTTGGAATCTAATGTTTCCTTCAGTACGTCCGTGCGGAAGGACTCCGGAATTAATGCAAGCTCCAGATCTCCGTCATAGCCACAGTTATTGTTGATTACGTAATATACACCACCATCCGCGTAAAAGTTCTCCGGCTCACCATTTGCATCCAGTGAGATCGATACGGAGCCTGGCATCGGGACCGGCGTTCCGAAGGTGGGGGTGCCATCCTCGCCAATGGTAAGGAGTGCATAGTGCGTATTCTTCAGGTTGAATTTCACCTTATTTGCTTTTTCAGCCATTGTTAATTTACCTCCATTTCAAATGAATACAGGACTTCGTAAAGCTTCTCCGATTCGATCCAAGTCTCGGATTTTTTATAAAAAATGCCATGCTGATTGAGCACGGCTTCTATACGCTGTTCTGCCGACAAGTCCTTGCAGTCGGTATACAGTTCGATGTGAATTTCATTGATCTTATAGTAGACCTGTCCGTCTGCCGCGAAGTTGTCACTGTTCGGTGTAAGATAACAAATAAACGGCGGATCCGGGCTTTCTCCCTCTGCAAAGTGGTCATAAGCAAAGGGAAGGCCTATTTTATTCATGATTTCGGTTAACTTCTCCATGCGTTATCCTTTCAGGGCCTTTTCAATTTCACGCTCCAGTGTATCAATCGCTTTTTCTTCCGCTGGTGTGATATGGGGCCTTGCGGCGACACGGCCACCACCTCGCTTGGCATGACCAAATTCCAGAAGGTGGGCCAGCTGATAGCGGTTTTTAGAATGAACCACAAGCGCCAGAGAATTGGATGTTTCCTTTTGCGTTTTCACGGCCCAGCTCTTTGCGTATTTTCCGGTGTCCTTGGGAGCGGTTGCAGCAATCTCATCCTTGACGGTTTTACCAGCCTTGCGGACCGATGCTTTTAGGTCATGCCAAGCAATCCAGAGTCAACTATAGAAATGTGGAAACTAAGGGAGCAGGCAAGTAGAATTGACAGAATTATCGAATGGTAAAAAAGTAGATTCACGGATATAACAGGAATTAGTAATGAACCATGGCATTACCGTTATGTTGGAACGACTGTCGCTAAAATAATGAAAGA